AAGGCGACGATCACGATAATGCGCCCAATCTTTTGCCGTCAGTTGAGAAGCTATCGGGTCTCCTAATCCGGCACACACGATATCTAATTTTGCCTTCCGAGATTTGACGGCCTTGAGTGACTGCCCGTGCAAAGAGTCCCAAAGTTTAATCAATTCGCTAAGCTTTCTACGGTCCTCCTTTTCCTTTACCCACGGTTTGCTTTCGGCCTGCGCCCGAGTGTAATCCTCAAAAGCTACTGCCTCACCTTTTGTTTCAAAGGTTTTGCGTATGCGGCGGCTACCTCGGCCATCTAAATAAAAGTCAGCAAGCCATTCGCCAGACGGTGATTTCTTGATTGCCATGTTAATCAACCCAAAGGTTTAAACTTTATTCATAAACATATTGTCAGCTTAAAAAAAACTATCAGTCTATTTAATCTTTTTGATGATGAATTCCGCTTTACCTTTCGGTGTTACGTCTGATACTTGGCATTCAAAAGATGCAGACTCGCTAGAAACTTTTAGCTTATTACCGGGAAGTCGAACAACATCATAAATGTCTAGGATTCCGTCTATGCTGATAAGCCATGTACCATTACTTAATGTTTGAGAGGAAGTATTTAAACAAAAAATATCACCCCCTTTATCAATCATTATTTGATTATTAGCATCTTCTAAAAATAATGAAGAATCACCGCGCAAATATCCATTTTCAACTAATTGACCATTAGTTAGAAAATACTTATTAACTTTGATGGTGCCGTCCTCATCACCCGCCAGAGGGGAGTCCTCTGGATACATTGAGCCGTAACCTGTCGCTAACCAATATAGTGACACGCCGGTATCAAGGGCGCAGGCGATGACTACTTCGCCGGGAAAATGTTCTCTTCTAAGCCAGGCACTCATGGTGCCCGATGGTATGCCCAGGTGCTCTCCTAATTGCTTTTGCATAGTGAAACCATATGCGTCCATAAGCCTTTTTAGAATGACCTTTCCACCTGATGATTGCATGGCGTCGAGCAGCCGTTCACCAGTGATCGAATGGCTAGCATTAACTTTGCGTTCTACTTTTGCATCATCGCCATTTATGAGCCATCTTACATCTGCACCTGTATCTAAGGCACACATCACTATGTAATCGCCGGGGAGCTTGCCGCGTTTAATCCAGTTATGAATAGTTCCTACTGGCATTTTTTTTAGCTCGGCATAAGCCTGCTGTGTTCTAACACCATAAGAAATAAGGATTCTTGCCAGAATCTCACGTACATTTTCAAACACGTCGCTCATAAAACCCCTCAAAAAGCCAATTGACCCGTTTACAACAGATCAATTGACCAGCATTATCCGTATCAAGTTAACAAATGCACGCCAATGCACCAGAGAAACTACCAACTGGAGATAATCACTTATGAGTCCTCAAATTACAATACCGACCGGGCCGGATCTGATGACATACGAGCAGTTTGCGCAAGCCTATGGCTACTGCCTTCGTACCGTTAAACAGATGGTTGAAGACGGTGATCTGCTTGTTATGCCACGCAAAAAAGCGGGTGGCGCAGCACGGATCAATATGGTTGCCTTCCGCGCGCGTTTGCTCGCTCAGGGTATCAATTGTCGCTATGTCGCTGCGTAACAACTTAATTATTTAAGTTGAGCAAAGGAATGACCATGTTTGATTTTCAGACTTCCACCCATAACCACTATGAAGAAGCCTGCCGCAAGTTTGCGCTGACTCACAACATGCGGGAACTGGCACAGCAAGCTGGCATGAAAGTGCAGACGCTTCGCAACAAACTTAACCCTGATCAGGTACATCAGCTGACTGTTACAGAAGTGCTGCTGCTTACTGATCTGACCGAGGACGCGACTCTGATGGATGGGATGCTGGCGCAGTTGCACTGTCTGCCATGCGTTCCAGTGAATGAACATGCTTCGGAAAAGTTTTCCGCTTACGTGCTGAACGCTTCCGCTCAGGTTGGGACGCTTGCTGCCAGTGCTGCAAACCACGCCAGCATTACGACCTCATGCCGCCGCGGGATTGTTGAAGCTGCTAATACCGGCATTCGTTGCATGATGCTGGCGGCTCTCGCTGTACAGGCGCGCATTCACTCAAATCCTACTATCGCTTCAACTGTAGATATTGCAGGTGTTATCGGTTCATCAATAGGAATGAGCTAGGGCTATGGGTGAGAAATTTACGTATTACTTTCGCTATCGCGGAAACGAAATGTCAGTGGATGCAGAAGATGTCGCGCTCTATTACCCATCAATATCTGGTGATGGTAGTGGATTTTTTACCCTGGTAAATGGTGAACGCTTTCGGGGTGAAAAAGTAAGAGAAGTCAAAAAGGGGAAGAATGATTTATGCCGGTATTTGTGAGGCTTTTAAAAAATCAGTCACCACCACAGCAGTTAGCAGCTTCAGGGCATGGGTGGTTAGAGACTAAAGCAGGTAAGCGCTGGCATCCGGCAATATCACAGGCCGAACTGCTGGCAGGATTAACCGTTAAGAGGAAAGAATTATGGGTTACAAGGCTGAGAGTATTACTGTTCAGATGAACGCAGGGCAGCGAGCCAGTGCGTTGAATCATATTTCTGCGCTTCGCACCATGATGTACGGCGATTGCAGCCATGAACTGAAACGCTTTATCGCAGATATGCGTAATAAGCGTGATGAAAAGGCTGAGCAGAATGGCCGCGCACTTAGCGCTATTTTATTTCTGGCGAATATCAGCAAAGAACGTCACAACGTTGATTTCAGTGAACTGACGAGTGACGAAGTAACGGCGCTGATTAATGCAATGAATCACTTTCGTGCAGTCGTGAGTTTATTTCCAAAGAATCTGACGTTACCTAATTAATTAACCCAACGAAATTAAATGGCGTAAACCCGCCGGGCATTCTTTTGCCCGAATTCAGGAGAAAGAGAAATGCGAAATATTCAGACCCGTAATTTTAAAGCCGATGAGGACGCGCTGGCCGTCCTGCTGAGTAAGGCCAAAACCGAACAGCGGAGTGATGATGCGCTGTCCGTTTCTATCCGCCTGGCCGCACTGGCTATTCATGCCCGTAAAAATGAAATGTCCGCAGCGGAAATCATCGAGTTGCTGGACAAAGAGGCGGAACGCTTTGAAAACCAGGCGCAGGAGTTGCACTGATGGCTGACTCAATGGATCTGGTACAGCAGCGCGTGCAGGAAGAGCTGGCGCGCAATCTGGCTAACGCTACTCACCGCCCGGCAGGGGCGAGTGAGTTTTTCTGTCTTTCGTGCGGTGAGGAAATCCCGGAAAAGCGCCGCCGCGCACTGCCGGGCGTTTCCCTCTGCGTAACCTGCAAAGAAGTCAGTGAGCTTAAAAGCGTCCATTACAAAGGGGCCGCGTTATGAGCACCATCCTGAAGTGGGCGGGCAATAAGTCCCGCGTAATGCCGGAGCTGCTGGCGCATTTGCCAGAAGGTGAACGCCTGGTCGAACCTTTCGCCGGTTCCTGCGCAGTAATGATGAACACTGATTACCGGGCTTATCTGGTTGCGGATATAAACCCAGACCTGATTAACCTGTACCGGCAGATTAAAGAGCACACCCGCCCGTTTATCATCGCGGCGGCCAGCCTGTTCAATCAGAACACCACCGGCGAAAGTTATTACGCTGTCCGTGAGGCGTTCAATCATAACCCTGCGCTGCCTTTGCTGGAGCGTGCCGCACACTTTCTCTATCTGAACCGTCACGGCTACCGTGGCCTTTGCCGCTACAACCGCCGCGGTGAGTTCAATATACCTTTCGGCAATTACTCAGAGCCGTATTTTCCGCTGGCTGAGATCGAGGGTTTTGCGGCGAAAGCGCAGCGCGCAACGTTCATCTGTGCCGACTTCCGCGAAACACTGCGCCTTGTTAAAACCGGGGATGTTGTGTACTGCGATCCGCCGTATGACGGTACTTTCTCGGGCTACCACACCGCCGGATTTGGAAAGGATGAGCATCACGATTTGGTGAGCATGTTGCTGGGCGCGTCAGAGTGCTGCCCGGTCGTGGTTTCAAACAGCGACACCCTCTACACGCGCAGCATCCTGCGCGCTTTTGACATTACCAAAATCACTGTATCCCGCTCTGTTGGCGTGGCTGCCGGTGAAGGCAAGCGCGCATCGGAAATTATCGCGGTGCGCCGTCCAAAATTGTCACCGGTCTGGATGGGCTTTGATATGGCGACGGGAACGGATTACTCCCCTGAAGCAGAGGTGAAGCCATGATCGATGCTCGTTGCTTCGCACCAGGCATGATGAACCTTGTCACCGTTTCGGGAGGGAAAGACAGCCTCGCAGACTGGCTGCTCGCTATTGAATCCGGCGTCGAGTTTCAGGCTGCGCACGCTGATACAGGTCACGAGCACCCCGAAACTGTCGAATATCTTGATTATCTTGAAACCAAACTCGGTCCGCTGCGTCGTGTCAGGGCTGACTTCTCACAGCGTATCGCTGATAAGAGAACGTTCGTAAAAGATAAATGGCCTGTCTCTCTGGTCAGGGATTTGGGATTTACAGAGGAAGAGGCTGCGCAGACAGTGCGCCGTGCGCTGAATGCTCTGAAGCCTACCGGCATCCCTTTTCTTGATTTATGTATCTGGAAAGGCACATTCCCTTCAAGCCAGCGCAAGTTCTGCTCTTTCGAGCTTAAACAGATCCCCATGCAGGAGCAGGTAGTTGACCGGCTCATTGCTGAAGGTAATCACGTTATCACGTGGCAGGGAGTTCGTGCCCAGGAATCAGCAAGCCGGGCCGCACTGGCTGAATGGGAGGAAGGATTCGACCTCGGTCCGGGTCTGTCGCTTTACCGCCCCATTCTCGACTGGACACATGATGACGTGTTTGCACTGGCCCGCCGTCACGGCATCAAGCCAAACCCGCTTTATCAGCAGGGGTGCAGTCGTGTTGGTTGCATGCCATGCGTTAACGTTAATAAAGCCGAACTGGCGGAGATTTTCACCCGCTGGCCAGAAGAGATCAGCCGCGTTGCTGAGTGGGAGCGGATTGTTGCCCTGTGTTCGCGTCGCGGGAACGCAGCGTTTTTTCATTCAGGCATGGATCCGGTAAAAGCAGAAACAAACGGCAGCAAAGTAACTCTCGCCTCGCACGGCATTGAAACCTATAGGGACTGGGCGCTGACAACGCGTGGCGGACGTCAGTTCGACATGCTTGCCGCTATGGATAACAAGTCCGTCTGCAGCAGTGTTTATCTGGGAGTTTGTGAGTGAGCCAGATTTACGCTTACCCGTGGAATGCCCCGAAAAAGGCAATCAATCCACAGCTGGACCCGGCGGAAGTTGCGCCGGTGTCCGCGCTTTCAAACCTAATCACTCTCTATGCTGCGGATAACGAGCAGGAGCAGCTGCGCCGTGAGGCTTTGAGTGATCAGGTTTGGGACCGCTACTTTTTCAACGAGTCCCGCGATCCTGTCCAGCGCGAAATTGTGCAGGACAGAATTGTCAGCCGGGCAAAGATGGCCCGCGAACAGCAGCAACACAATCCCGATCTGGTTAT